TAGTGTTTGGGCATATTTTGGAGTGGTTTCACGTATTACAACCATAGAAACTTCTTTAATTTTAGCTGAAAAAGATTTAGAAAAGAATACCGAGTTTCGTATAAAATGGCCTCGTGGTGAAATGGGCCAACTGCCCGCCGATAATGAGCAGTACATGCTACTGGAGTTTATGGCGGAACAGGTTGAGTCTATACAAAAGGAAATGGAGTCTATGATGAGTAATACTGTTAATATAAATTTTTTAAAAGATCAGGTAAGTAAGTTACAAGAAGATGTTGAAAAATTAAAAGATAGAGTAAGGGAAAATAAAAATGGTCATTGAGTATGTATTTAGTTTATGTATGTTTGTTAATGGCTCGTTAGATGGGCATATGATAACTGATGGTTTATCACATTGTTTAAAAGCAAAAAGAGAAGCTGAAAGAAATTTATCCGATAATAGAGAAAATGTTATTCGTTATGAGTGTGGTCGTGTAAAAGCAGAGCTTAGACCAGATGCAGAAGGTAACATGAAAATATATAAAATTATTGAAGATAAGTACGGCGATTAATGGAGCCTGTAACAATTTCCTATATTTTTTTTGGAACTTTGTGGTTAATGGGAGCTGTTACTTATTTATAAAATATGGCTAAACTTACAACACGAAATGAGTATTTTACTCCTATTAAAAAAAGAACTTCGATTGGTGGGTCTTCAAGATCTAAACCTAAAAATAAACACAAGTTAAAATCATGGAAAAAATACAACCGACAAGGCCACAGATAATTGAAGATGTTAGACTTTGGTCTAAACATTTTTTAGAAGTTCCTAACCTTCATTTAGGTGGAGTTCCTGCTTGTCCTTTTGCCAAAAAAGCGTGGTTAGATAAAAAAGTGTGGGTGTCTGTTAAAAGCAAAGGAACAAGATATTATGAAGAATTAAACAATCATTTACATAATTTAAATTTTAATATTTCAGAAATTTTAATATTTTGTGACCCCTATTATAGTTACTCTCCTCATGAATTACATGAAATAACAGAAACTTTTAACAAAATATATAATATGGAAGACATGTATTTTATGAGTTTTCACCCTAAAAATCCAGCTACAAAAGAAGATCAAGAGTTTTTAATATCTCCTGGACTTAAAATTCCTCCTGTTAAAAGCAACCTTAAATATTCTATGATGTTGGTACAAAAGTTCTCGCAATTACAGGAAGCTTCTGATAAATTGCACAAACAAGGTTATTATAAGCAATGGCCAAAAAGATATTATCGAGACGTCGTGGTGTCTAGAGAAAATAAGTATAAAAAGATCAATGGAGGTCTATTATGATGGGTAAAAAGAAAACTGCTAAAATGCGAGGTGGAGGTATGGCAGGTAAAAAGAAAACTGCTAAAATGAGAGGCGGCGGTATGATGCCTCCTGTAGGAATGAAGAAAGGTGGAAAAGCACCAACCGCAGGACAAATTATGCGTGCGGCTAGACGAAGAAAACCTAGTGGTAGAATAAATGCCGATGATTTATTAATAGCAAAACGACATCTTCTGTCTAAAGGTCGTAAATCATCAAAAACAATGACTCCAGGAGAAAAGAAAAGAGCCTTTAAAGGAAAACAAACCAAAATGTTTGCTGATGCAAGGAAAGGTTTTAAAAAAATGATGAAGGGTATTAAGACTAAAAACATAGGCAAAACTAGAGCTTAGTTAAATGGCTATTAATACAGGAACACCTAGTTATTCATCAACGGCTGGTTTTATTTTAGACCTTGATTCTTTAATTGAAGAAGCTTTTGAACGTTGCGGTTTACAAGATCGTACAGGTTACGAACTAAAAACTGCAAGGCGTTCTATTAATTTAATGATTGCTGAATGGGCAAACAGAGGTTTAAATCTTTGGACTATTCAAAAAAGAGAAGCAACTGTTACGGCAGGAACTCAAATGATTGAAGGTACTACTTTATATTCTGTTGATTCTGCGGGAAATGCTACTACAGATGCGAATGATAGTTCTCAAATTGTAGATATTGATTTAGGTGTAATGTCAAATAGTAGTGGAGACTATTCAATGACAAAAATAGGAAGATCTACTTATTGGGATTACACAGTTAAATCCACTCAAGGAAGACCTGCTCAATATTATTTTGAAAGAACAATACTCCCTAAAGTTTATTTTTTTCCTCAAGCTGATTCTACTTATACTTTTAAATATTATGCTTCTCTTCGTATGACAGATATAAATGCTTACACTAAAAATGCTCAAATTCCTTTTCGTTTTTTACCATGCTTAGTTGCAGGATTAGCTTACTATGTAGGAATGAAATATGCTCCTGATAGACTTCCAATTTTAAAAGGAGTTTATGATGAAGAGTTTGGAAGAGCGGCTGCTTCAGATGTAGAAAAAGCTAGTTATAGTGCGGTTCCAAGACAAACTTTATTTTTTTCATAGGAGGTTAAATGGGTAAATACGCATCTGGAAAATTTGCTCTTAGAATTTCTGACAGGTCAGGAATGTCTTTTCCTTATAATGAAATGGTACAAGAATGGAATGGATCTTGGGTGCATATTTCTGAATTTGAACCTAAACAACCTCAATTAGATCCTAGAAATCATCCAAGAGATTTTACAGCTTTACAACATGCAAAACCCCAAATTGCTAATTCAAGAGTTTATGTAGGTAATAATACTGTTAGAACTCCGACAGGAAATGTAGTTTTATCTCCTAATTTAGATGTGTATGACGGAGTAGGAGATGGCACAGCAGTTAATTCTTTTCAAACTCTTTTAGAGCCAGTAACTAATTATTATGCAAATGGTGTGGCTTATGCAGATACTCAAAGAAGCATGATGCCTCTTGAAGTTCAACAACCTCAAAAAAGCACAGGGTTGTTATCTAGAGCTGGAAATGTTACAGTGAGTACAACATGACCGATTATTCAGATTTAAATGATAATGTAAGAAATTATACAGAAACAGATACTAATGTGTTATCTGATACAATTATTAAACCTTTTATAGAATCTATTGAAGATCAAATAATGAGAACGGTAGATCTTAATTATTACCGTAAATATGATTATGCAACACTAACTGTAGGAAATCCTTTTATACCTTTACCGAGTGATTGGCAGGCAACAAGATATTTGCAAATTTATGATGCCAGTGCAAGTGAGCCTGAAAGAACTTTCTTGCTACAAAAAGATATTTCGTTTATGAATGAATATTGGCCTGATAGGACAGCTAATGCTACTCCTAAATATTACGCTATGTGGGATCAGGCCACACACTATATAGCGCCAACTCCCAACGTTGCTCTGAGTACGGAGCTCGCATACACGTACAAGCCTGATGGTTTATCAAGTACACAAACGTCTACTTGGTTAAGTCAAAACGCTCCAAACGTGCTTTTATATGGTTGTATTTTACAAGCACTTGGATACTTGAAAGGTCCAGCAGATATGATACAATATTATGATAAAATGTTTAATGAGTCTGTGCAGGCTCTCGCAACGTATGAGATGGGGCGAGATCGCAGAGACGAATTTCGAGATGGCGTTATTCGTATCCCTCTCGAGTCAAAGAACCCATAGGAGATTATTATGGCAATAAATCAAGCTGTTTGTAACAGTTTTAAAGTGGAGATTCTGAAAGGCTTGCACAATTTTACGGCAACGACAGGGAACACTTTTAAATTAGCGCTTTACGATTCAGAAGCAACATTAAGTAAATCAACAACAGTATTTCAACAAACTGATGAAGTAGGAGCTTCAGGCACTTATGCTGAAGGAGGAGGAGCATTAACATCTGTAACACCAGTATTATCTGGCGATACGGCTGTTTGTGATTTTTCACCTGACTTATCGTTTACGAGTGCAACAATTTCTGCACAAGCTGCTGTAATTTATAATAGTTCTACAGTATCAGGATTAACTACGAATGCTGCTGTTTGTGTTTTAGATTTTGGTGGAGTTAAATCTTCATCTGCTGGAACATTTACAATTACATTCCCTGCTGCTGAAGCAACTGCTGCAATTTTAAGAATCGCATAGGAGATAAATTATGGCTTCCGTCCAAGGATGGGGCCGACTGACTTGGGGCTCAGGTGCATGGAATGAGTATGCTCCTGTAGAAGCTACAGGTGAAGGCCTCACGTCATCTACTGAAGATGTAACAATTGTTACTGATCAGGTTATATCAGTTTCTCTTGATGAGTTAACATCTACTGCAGGTAATGCGGTAGGTACAGGTATTGCTAATGCAACGCCTGGAGGTAACGAATTAGAGTGGAAGCCTATAGGTACGTACGTTGTTCAATCTGATTATATTTTCCCTATTACAGGCACAGATGCTACTTCTTATGAGGGTGATGTTACTACTACTGTAGAAATTAGAGCAGGATGGAATAGATCTAAAGATATTACCACGGGAGCTGCTATTGGTTGGGGAGATCAACAATGGGGTGCTTCTGGTGGATCTTATGCTGTTTCTCTTGATGAGTTAACAGCGACAAGTGGAACAGGTTCTACTGTAACTACCGATCAAATTATAACTATTGATGTTTCAGAAGCAGCTTATAAATTAGAAAGTTCTATTGGAAGTTATTCAATAACTGCTGATGCAACAATAACTGTTGTAGCAGCTTCTGAGCCAGAGTTAGACGCTGATACAGGATCTGTTTCTATAGCTATTAGCCCAGGAGTTTATCCTACAGCTGCAGGCATGACTTCTGCTGTAGGAGATGTAGGAACATCTATTTTTGTTACAGGAGTTAGTGCAACAGCCAGTGAAGGTGATGTTACTCAAGAAACCAGTTATATGGCTCCTAGCGAAGAAGCCACTACTTCTGTTGGTACGGTAAATATTCAAACAGATGTAACCTTTACATTAACTGGAGTTTCTGCTACAAGTAGTACTGGAACATTAGGTGGGATCTTTTGGTCTCAAGTTGATGATTCTAACAGTTCTCTGACTTGGACAGAAGTTCATAAGGCTGCATAAAAGTTTTGACAAACTTTATAATAATCAATAAAACTTTATTAGGAGATTAAATGTCAACATATTCAACAGGTCTAAGAATAGAGCTACAAGTAACAGGACAAAATTCTGGTACATGGGGAACTATTACCAATAACAATTTTTCTCAGGTTTTTGAATATGCTATTGCAGGGGTATATGCTGTACCCGCAATTACAACAGGAACTTCAACTACTTTAACAAATGCTGATGGTCCTCAAACTCAAGCAAACAATCAAGCTAGACAAAATCAATTATTATTTAGTGGAACTGTATCGACAACTCATACTGTTCAATTCCCAGCTACTCAGAAGACATACGGAATTTACAATAATATTTCAGGCGGCGCAGACATATCTGCAAGGCTAGGGGCGACAGGTAACACAGTTACTATTACTAACGGAAAATATCGTTTAGTTTCAACTGATGGAACAAATTGGTATGATATATTTTCTCTTGCTGGATTGGGTGAAGCATGGATTGAAAAAGACAATACAGATTCTCCTTACACAGCTTCAGATGGAGATAATATTTTTGTTGATTGTTCTGCAGCGGCAGTTACAGTTACTCTACCTGCATCTCCTTCAATAGGACAACAGGTTAAAATTATAGATGGCACAGGAAGTGCTGCTACTTATAACATTACAGTTGGTCGTAACTCTGAAAAAATTCAGGGTGCAGCATCAGATCTAACAATTAGCACTAACAATGCTGGCATAGCTCTGGTATATTACGATTCAACAAATGGGTGGAGGTTGAAATATAACGACTAATGGCTAACTTACAAGATATAACAAATAGAAGTGAAGTAGGTACAATTAAGCCTTGGGGAAAAGCAACTGCTCCTGTGGGTTATGTATTATGTGACGGAGCAGCAATTTCAAGAACAGATTATGCAGATTTATTTGCGGTAATTTCTACTACCTATGGAGCTGGAAACGGATCAACAACTTTTAATGTACCTAATCTTCAAGGAAAAACTCCTCAAGGATATGACGGTAGCACTTACAATTTAGCGGCTACAGGTGGAGCAAACACCGTAACTGTCGCTGTAACTAATAACCAAGCAGTAAGTGCAACAAGCACAGTAACTAATAACCAATCGGTTACTATGACAGGAGACATTGGAAATACATCTTTAACTACAGCTCAATTAGCTTCTCATACACATACTTTGTTGTTAAGAGGTGGCCCGACAGGAAGTGGAAGATTGCAATCAAACCAAGGTCGTTTTAGTTATACTGCTTCAGGTAGTGAGGGTAGTGGTACTGCTCATAACCACAGCACAGGAACTTTAGCGGGAACTCTTACAGGAACTGTAGCTGTAACTACAACAGGAACTCTTACAGGAACTGTTGCAGCTTCAGGAACTAATTCATTCTCACCATATGTGGTGGTTAACTATATTATAAAACATTAAGGAGAAATATAATGGCAACAGAAATTGTAATATCAAATCAAGATTATATAAAAGTAGATAATTTTTACATTCAATGGTCAGATAGAGGAGATAATATGCCTGCTTTACCTCATGGTGAAGAAAGTGATACTAACATTCATTATGTTATTTATAATACTTTAACGGGCGACAATGAAGTTCAATATTGTAATAAGCAAGAAAAAATGAAATCTGAAAAAGCTTTAAATTCTACAAGCGATATTGTTACAGGTACTACTACAGTTCAAAATTTATTAGATTGGGGACAGACTAGAAAAGATGAATTAATAGCTGATCCAAATTACGAAGATCCTGATGATCCTTCAGATCCACCTGCAGAATAATTTATTTAAAACTTTTTTTCTTCCAAAAAAACTTTTTATATCTATCAATCCACTCACTTAAAAGCAAATTAAGAGATTGACTGTGTTTTTTTTCGTAATAAAAACCAGACCACATTTTCCATGCTTCTCGTTTAAATGGAATAACTTGAACCATAGGATCACCTTTTTTAAATAAAAATTGTTTATCTCTTTTATTTAAAATAAAAGGAAAATGAATTGTATTAAGATAAGTATCTGTATCGACAATACCATCAATAATTTTAAATCTAGTTTCGCCGTATCTATTCATAGGATGTGTAAATAAACAACTGTAACCAGGCGGTGTTTGAACAAGCCATTTGTTAATAAATTTTCCTGTTTTTTTACCAGAATTTTTTTGCCATTCTACTGGTAACTGAGCTATTTTATGATAACCAAAATCATTTTGTTCTTTGTTAGCAGGGGTAACAGTAAAATCATTTTCTACTGGATCAACTAAATAATCTTGATCAAATGGAATAATATATCCAGCTGTTAAAGAATCAAGAAAAGGTATGCATACTTTAATAGTTGGTTCATGTATATTGCCTTTAGTAAATCTTTCTAGTTTTTTATATTCTTTAGGAATAAAACGAGAAGCAGGACGTGGATGAGGCCATATGTCTACCATTTCTTGATTAGTAGCAATAAATTTTATTTTTTTATTCAACATCAGGAAGTTTCTCTATAAAATTAAAAGACATTGATCGTCTTATTTCATTAGGTTTTTTTGTCTTAAAAGGCATTACACAGTGTTGATGATTTGCTCTAAATATATAAAAATCTCCAACTTTAGGATTAAGGTACTTACAAGAATTACCATGCATTATAAAACATAATTGACCATCTTTAAACTTGTGAGGATCTTTTGTATCATCAATAAACTTAGGAACTTTTAAAAATAAAACAGTAGACCACCCTGTTCCGTCATGGTGTGTATGAGGAGGATTATATTCTCCAGCTCTCATATCATTAATCCAACAACCATTAATATTTAAATGAAGTTGTCCTTGTTTGTACACTTCAAATTCTTGACTTTGTTTCATGTATTCATTCATACACTTAACAATGTAATTAAATCCTTCTGTTTTATCTATCAAACCCATCATATTTAATTCTGAATCTAATCTTCCTGCTAAACGAGCTCCATAACTATTTAAATGTGTTTTTGCATTTTCATAACGAAGATTTAAGTCTTTAATATATTTTTTAGGAACTGTAAATTTAGCAACAAATCTTTCATCTATATAAATTTTTTTTATCATTTTTTTCCTTTCATCGTCATAAAATTAGCAATGCTGTATCTCCAAGAACTAGGTCCTGACCATTGCATAGGAGAGTGCCAATTATCCGAAGAAAAAAATACAGCTCTGTTTTCTTTAAATCCTACATTTAAGTTTAAATGAAATTTTAATTTATCTTCTGGATCAGCTGTATAAAAACCTGTGCCATTAGCTAAAAGAGGATCTCCTTTTATATAAATAAGGCATTGATGAGTTGCCATTCCATCCGTATGAGGACGAGGATGATCTTTAGCATTAGACATAGTATACATACAATCTACGTCCGTAACTTCATTTACATCTACTTCCATATTAAAATAAAGTTTTATATTTTTATATATTAGTTTTTGCAGCTCACACATGACTGGTAACTTATGATCAAACCAATAAGAAGATTGATACGCTCGAGTTTCATCTGGGGGAGGCTTCATTTCTACTTTTACTATTTCTTCTTGAATAGTTTTTAACATTTTTTCTTCAAAAAAATTATCTTTTATGTAAATAACGCCGCTCATAAATAATTTATATTTATAGTAAGCCTAAATTCTTGATTAGTACAGCCTGTACTATTATGAGGCATACAACTGTTAAAAATAACTCCTGTGTTTTCAATAGAAAAAGCTTTTGTATCACCAATTCGTGTAAATCCATCATTAGAATTAATCATAAATACAAATCCTTTTACCATTTTTTTAGTATTTTCGTAATCTTTGTGAGATCCATGTTCTTCTAAAATAGGAGTTTTTAAGTACATATTTGCTTTAGCTCTGTGAATAATAAGAGGACATAGGTCCT